AGAGCACAAAAAGACAACAACGATATCTCCAGCAAGATGTTGCGTATGCAAACATAATCACGGTAAATAAACTACTATGGCAGATAATATTTTTTATGTTTATCAATATATCAATGAAGATGGGCAACCTTACTATATTGGAAAAGGTTCGGGTAAACGTATTGATAGACCGCATACCAGCACATTATTGCCACCAAAAGAACGACGTGTTATTATAAAAGACGGATTATCAAACGAAGAAGCAAAACAACTTGAAGGCAATCTCATTACCAAATATAAGAGAAAACTTGATGGTGGCATTCTAGATAATATCAAAATAAATCAATGGGCTTGTGCAGTAGGGTGGAAACATTCTGAAGAAGCCAAAAGAAAAATTAGTGAGGGCAATCGTGGAAAGAAACGCACTCCTGAACAATGTAAAAACTATAAAGGCACAGTGACCGCTGAACATCGAGAAAAAGTTAGACAGGCTAATTTAGGACGTCCGTACGATCCAGTACGATCAGCAAAAATATCGGCTACTTTAAAACGTTATTTTGCAGAACGCAAAGAAAGTAAATTAATGCAGGAACAAAAGAATGGCTGAAAACGAAAAAACTAAAGGGTCGTGGCGAAAGTATTTCAAGGTTGCAGACAACTCTGGAACAATGAGTCCTATATCAGGCTCAAATCAATTTGGTTTACCAAACTATCCTCGGAATGACGGCAACGGATCAGCGTCTGCTCAGGCAGACTTTGTGTTTCGCAACTATGCAAGCCGACTACCAGAAGTATACTCAGGCCACCCCAATCGTGTGGAACGCTACAACCAGTATGAAAACATGGACATGGATTCTGAAGTCAATGCCTGTTTGGACATCATTGCTGAGTTCTCCACACAACTGAGTGAAACCAACGGCACACCGTTTGACGTAAAATACAACGACAAGCCCACTGATCATGAGATTGAAATTATCAAGAAGCAGATGCAACAGTGGGTCAAACTGAACAAACTAGACCAGCGTATCTTTAAACTGTTCCGCAACACCATCAAGTATGGGGATCAAGTGTTTGTGCGTGATCCAGAAACATTTGAAATGTACTGGGTTGACATGAGCAAGATCATGCGTATCATTGTGAACGAATCAGAAGGCAAGCGCCCGGAACAATACGTTATTCGTGACATCAACCCCAACTTTCAAAACATGACTGTGGCAGCCAAGACCACCACAGACTACATGACCAATCCTGTGACAGGTACCATATCAGGCAGTTCAAACTACACCATGCCCAACGGCGGTGCTGGGGGCGGCGTGGGCAACAGCAGATTCATGCAGGCTATGAACGAAGCCACAATTGATGCCAAGCACGTGGTGCATTGCAGCCTGAACGAAGGACTGGATGTGTTTTGGCCGTTTGGCCGCAGTATACTGGAACAGATTTACAAGGTTTACAAACAGAAAGAACTCTTAGAAGATGCTATTCTTATCTATCGTGTGAGCCGTGCGCCTGAGCGCAGAGTGTTCAAAATTGACGTGGGCAACATGCCCAGTCACCTGGCCATGCAGTTTGTGGAACGTGTGAAAAACGAAATGCATCAACGCCGAATCCCTACCATGACAGGTGGTGGACAAAACATGATGGATTCCAGTTATAATCCGCTGTCAATCAACGAAGATTACTTCTTTCCCCAGGGACAAGACGGACGTGGCTCGTCAGTAGATGTACTGCAAGGCGGTGCAAATCTAGGCGAAATTGACGATTTAAAATACTTCAACAACAAGATGGCACGTGGTTTACGTGTGCCATCAAGTTACTTGCCCACTGGACCTGACGACTCAGACCGTGCTTTGAGCGACGGAAAAGTTGGCACAGCCTTGATACAAGAGTATAGATTCAACCAGTATTGTGAACGTTTACAGGCCTTGATTGCTCAGAAACTAGACGACGAATTCAAGATGTTCTTGAAGTGGCGCGGGTTTAACATAGACTCGGGCCTGTTTAGCCTGGGCTTTAATGCACCTCAAAACTTTGCCAGTTACCGTCAAAGTGAACTGGATAACACACGTATACAGGCGTTTATGCAGTTGGAACCACTGCCCTACATGTCAAAACGCTTCTTGCTCGAACGATTCTTGGGCCTGACCGAAGGCGAAATCAAAGAAAACGAAGACATGTGGCGTGAAGAACGTGAAGATCCTGAACTTAAAGTTGCCGGCAGCGATCTACGTGCTGTGGGTATCAGTCCAGGCGCCATGCAAACAGACATTGAAACTGGCGAAGAAATTGCTCAAATGGAGCCAGCAGGTGTGGGCACACCTGAAGTTGGGTCTGCACCAGCAGGTCCTGTGGTACCCGGAGGCGTGGGTGGCGCAGGCGCCCCGGCAGCATAAATATTCATATGATACTACATGAATTTTGGCACAAAGATCCTGAAGCCTATCAGGACCTTGCACAAGACAACAGCCAAACACAACTGGGCGATCTGCGTAAAACGCATCTAACCTTGCGTCAGTTAAACAAACTGCGCCGGATGAATGATGTGCGCACAGTTGAATACAAGGAAAAACTCAAACTAGTGCGTCAGCAGTATGCACCTGCTCCTGAAGCACCGGCGATGTAATTTATCGCCATTTTGGCCCCATAAACCGCTAGTTTTTCTCCTAGTGTGTAAATAACATTACACTTTAACCTATAGGAGTTTCCTTATGAACAGATTTGAACAATTGATCGAATACGTGATCAATGATGAAGACGCAAAAGCTCGCGAACTTTTCCATGACATCGTTGTGGCCAAGAGTCGTGAGATTTACGAAAACTTGATGCAAGAAGAAGCCGACGAGGACCTTGACGAGTCCGAAGAAGAAGAACTTGATGAAGATGCCATGGGCGGCGACGCCAGTGATGACTTGATCGACAACATCGAAGCCGATGAAGAGCAAGACATGAGCATGGAAGGCGAAGAATCAGACGCTGAGTTTGATGACGGCGCTGAAGAAGCCGGCGATGATCTTACTCATGACATCGAAGACATGCATGACGAAGGTGGTGGAGAGCCAGCATCTAAAGACGACATCCTCAACTTAGAAGACAAATTGGACCAGTTGATGGCCGAATTTGAAGACCTAATGGGCGGCGACGACATGGGTGATGGCGACGGTTTTGGTCCAGAAGAAGGCGGCGACGCAATTGAAATGGACGACACAGGCGAAATGCAGCCAGGCATGATGGAAGCAATTTCATTGAAAGCCGCTCCAAAGCCAGTTACATCTGAAGAAGGTGGCGTTAACAAGAAGTCCACAGTGAGTGCAAATTCAGGTGCAAAAGGTCCAATTGGCAGCACAGTCAAGCCAGTACACGCAGGTGGCGAAGGCGGTGGCAAGCATGATGCTCCGGGCGCTTACAGCAACCAGACTAAAGACTTGATCGGCAAAGTTGGTAATACACCAGCCCAAGGTTCACAAAAACCAAGCCCAGCAACCAAGCCACACTTGGCACAAGCAACAGGTGTTAACACAAAGAGCCCAGTTGCTCGCAGTTAATACATGAAAACACTAAGAGAACAACTTACCTTTAATCAGGCCAACATCCAGGTTCTAGAAGAATCTGGACCGGATGGTCACGGTAAAAATCTCTATTTAAAAGGCATCTGTATTGAAGGCAACAAGCGCAATGCAAATGACCGCGTCTACCCCATGCATGAAATCAGCAAAGCAGTAAACACAATTAATGAGCAAATCAAAAGTGGTAACTCAGTGTTAGGTGAAGTGGATCATCCGGATGATTTGAAAATTAATCTAGACCGTGTGTGTCACAGCGTTGAAGGTATGTGGATGGAAGGCGATACCGGATGTGGAAAGTTAAAGATTTTACCAACCCCAATGGGCGAGTTGATCAAGACACTGTTAACATCAGGTATAAAACTTGGAGTTTCAAGTCGTGGCAGCGGCAACGTTGACGACAGAACAGGACATGTAAGTGACTTCGAAATAGTCACTATAGATGTAGTTGCTCAACCCAGCGCACCCAATGCATACCCTAAAGCAATATATGAAAGTCTCATGAACATGAAGTACGGACATAGACTGTTAGAGGTAGCCAAGGAAGCAGGCGAAAACAACAAAGTGCAGAAGTATCTCAAGAATGAAGTTGTAAAACTCATCAGAGAACTCAAGATCTAAGGAGAATCTACTAATGTTAGATGCAATCAAACCATTGCTAGATAGCGACCTGATCACCGAGGAAACTCGTACAGAGATCACAGAAGCTTGGGAAGCCAAGTTAAGTGAGGCTCGTGAACAGGCTCGTGCAGAACTACGTGAAGAGTTCGCACAACGCTATGAGCATGACAAGACAGTGATGGTAGAGGCTTTGGATAAAATGGTAACAGAAGGTTTGGCCTCAGAAATTGCCCAGGTAGCCGCTGAAAAGCGCAACTTGAGTGAAGACCGTGTCCGTTTCCAACACAAGATCAAAGAGTCAGCACAGAAGTTTAACGGCTTCTTGGTGACCAAACTTGCAGAAGAAATTGGCGAATTGCGCAAAGACCGTCGGATGCACACAGAAGGACTAGCAAAACTAGAAAACTTCATGGTGCATGCATTGGCTCGTGAAATTCAAGAGTTTGCCGCAGACAAACGTGACGTAGTGGAAACAAAAGTCCGCTTGGTCCGTGAAGCTCGTGCAAAACTTGAAACACTCAAAACACGTTTCGTAAAAGAAAGTGCAGAGAAAATGAGTCAGGCTGTTAGCCGTCATCTAAAGACAGAACTTTCACAATTGCAAGAAGACATCCGAATTGCTCGCGAGAACAATTTTGGTCGTCGTATCTTTGAAGCATACGCAAGTGAATTTGGTGCTACTCACCTAAATGAGAAAGCAGAAGTTCGCAAGTTGTATAGTGCATTGTCACGCCGTGACAAGCAATTGGCGGAAGCCATCCGACTCGCACAACGAGCCAAAGTCGTTGTGGAGTCAAAAGAACGTGAAATACGTATAATCAAAGAATCCAATGAGCGCGAAAGCACCATGGAAATGTTGCTTGCACCTCTTAATAAAGAGAAGCAAGATGTTATGCGTAATTTGCTTGAAAGCGTACAGACAACCCGTTTGAAAAACGCATTCGAAAAGTATCTGCCAGCAGTATTGGAAGACCGCTCTGTAAAAGCCTCAAAAGTGATTACAGAAAACGTTTCAGTAGCAACTGGGGATAAATCTGTTCCAAGTGGTCAGCAGGAAGATCGCAGTAATGTGATCGACTTAAAGCGCCTGGCAGGGTTATAATTAAATAAGGAGACTTAAATGTCACAAGAACTATTAGAAAGCCGCTGGGGCGAGACCAAAGAAGCATTGCTCGAAGGTTTAAACGGCTCAAAGCGCAACAGCATGGGCGTTATCCTTGAGAATACACGCAAGTATTTGAAAGAAAACGCAAGTGCTGGTTCCACAGCATCTGGCAACATCGCCACACTTAACCGTGTGATTCTGCCAGTTATCCGTCGTGTTATGCCAACCGTTATTGCTAACGAATTGGTAGGCGTTCAGCCAATGACTGGTCCAGTTGGTCAAATCCACACTTTGCGTGTTCGTTACGCACAGTCATTGACTGACACATCAGCAGCCGCCACAAGCGTGTCAGCTGGTCAAGAAGCATTGTCACCATTCACGATTGCTCAGGCATATTCAACTGTGCCACAAGGTACAAGTACAGCCACAAACTATACTGGTAACAACACAGCCACCATGGAAGGTACAGGCGGTAAGCAAATTTCTGTGCAAATCTTGAAACAAGCCGTTGAAGCTCGCACACGTAAGTTGCAAGCACGTTGGACTTTTGAATCTGCACAAGATGCACAAGCCATGCACGGTATTGACGTTGAAGCAGAAATTATGGCTGCTTTGGCTCAAGAAATTACTGCTGAAATCGACCAAGAGATTCTCTTGAGCCTGCGTTCATTGGCAGCAACTGAGTTCACATACAACCAAGCAACTGTTTCAGGTACTGCTACATTCGTTGGTGACGAACACGCCGCATTGGCTGTTTTGATCAACCGTGTTGCTAACTTGATCGCCCAACGCACACGTCGTGGCGCAGGTAACTATGCTGTTGTCTCTTCAGCTGCCTTGACAGTGTTGCAATCTGCTACAACTAGCGCATTTGCACGTACCACAGAAGGCACATTCGAAGCACCTACAAACACCAAGTTTGTTGGTACATTGAACGGCGCCATGCGTGTGTTCGTTGACTCTTATGCAGCTGATACAACACCAGTGTTGGTCGGTTACAAAGGTTCTTCAGAAGCAGACGCTCCAGCATTCTACTGCCCATACATTCCTTTGATGTCTTCAGGCGTTGTGTTGGATCCAAGCACATTCGAACCAGTCGTGTCATTCATGACACGTTACGGTTACATCGAATTGACAAACACTGCATCTTCATTCGGCAATGCCGGAGATTATGTGGGAGAGATAGCCGTTTCGAACCTATCGTTCAGTTAAGAACTATTCTTATCTACACGATATACAAAAACGCCCTTCGGGGCGTTTTTTTATTGACTACATATTTACGTAAAAGTAAAGTTAGAGATAAATAACAGTATGAATAAATATACTATTTGGTATACTGCTATTACAGATCGTGCTAGAACACGTAAACTTAATGGATATACTGAACGCCATCATATTATACCTAAGAGCCTAAACGGCACAGATGACAAAAACAATCTTGTAGATCTTACAGCAAGAGAACATTTTATATGTCACTGGTTGTTAACTAAGATGCATACTGGTGAAGCAAAGGCAAAGATGATTTATGCATTAAATGGAATGAAACGAAACGGTAAATGCACTCAACGGTATGAAACAAAGATTACAGCAAGAGTTTACGAGAATCTTAAAAAGGAATTCTCAGTGGTGCATAGTGCAACAATGTCTGGCCGCCAGGCTAATAACAAAGGCAGGCCCATGAGTGAAGCACAAAAAATTAAAATTCGAGAAACTAAAGCATCTAATCCGTTTAAGCCAACAGATGAATGGAAGGCGGCACTAGCGGCAAGGAGAACTGGACAAACTCATAGTGAAGAAACAAAATTAAAAATGTCTCTATCTGCAAAAGGCAAACCCAAAGGACCAATGAGCGAAGAGGGAAAACGTATACGGTCAGACGCGGCAAAAGGTAAATCTAAACCAGAAGGCATGGGTGCAAAGTTATCAGCAACAGTAGCGGCACAAAAAGCCGCTGGAACTCATTATACTCAACAGCCTAAACAGATCTGTCCACATTGTGGAATCCAGGCTAGCAAGGCAAGATACAACGGCTTTCACGGTGACAAATGCAAACTCAAACTAAATACTCTGTAAGAAAAAAATTCACCGTGAGATGGGAAGGCAAGAAACCTGCGTCAGCAGGTTTTTTGTTGGCTATATACTCAATGATATATCATTTAAACCCTGAACGTTTTTATACCAATCGAACTTATCTTACACAATGGTTGTTAGAAGATACATTAGTAATAACAGACAACGATTTTGAAAACTGTGACGAAACATTAAACTTGCTATCTACTCACCCTTTGAAAAATCAAGTTGTAGATATAACGCATAATCCTTATCCAGATAATAAAATACCAACCAACATAGACCCAATATTGACTAACAATTTTGAATTTTGGTTACAACCTAAACCGGGTGTATATTTTTTCCCAATATTTTTATGGATGTTCAGCTTGAGAGCAAATCTTTGGTGGCCTAGATTTGTTATGGATGCCGGCTCAAATAAAACACAAAAAGTTATGTGCCTAAACAATAACACTCGACCTCATCGAACATATTTGTTTGAAGAATTTCAACGTAAAAATATATTAGATCAAATGATGTATACGTTTGCTAACTATCGTGTGTTACCGGGAGAAAGTCTAGAGAATAGACAAATGAATGATGGATTTTATGGCCTTGGCCATGCAGTTTACAATCAGTATGCAGTGAATCTTGTAACTGAAACAGTAATAGACCAATCATGGATAAGCGAAAAAACTTGCAAACCATTTATGGCTAGACAAATTCCAATTATTGCCTGTGGCCCAGGAGTTAATAAATTTTTACAGGATATAGGACTAGATATGTTTAGAGATATTGTGCCCTGGGAGTCGTGGGATAATGAAACTAACTCTACTGTCAGACTTCAAAAAATTGCTGATTTTACGGAGCAATGGGTTCTCAGTGGAACTATATTAGATGATTATTATCGAGTGTTAGATCGAGTGGAACATAACAAACAATATTTTCATAGCGAAAAATTTAGAAACAAAATTATGATTCAAATGGATCAATTTAAACCTTATACCATGACAAGTATTGAGCAATCTTTTTAGTGACACTGGCCCAGTCACCGCGTGTGGGTTGTCTAAACAAAGTGGCAGTAGGATACCAAGGACTATTGTTGCGATCCAACAACCAACGCCAGTCCTGTCCGTACTGATTCAACATCACCCAGGTGGGTCTACCTAGTGCGCCACTCAAATGACTGATGGCAGTGTCAACAGATATCACCACATCCATGTGCATGATCAATGCGGCTGTGTCAGCAAAACTAACAATTGTTCCAGGATATCCAGTGACACCAACTTGATTTAACTGTGCCTCTTCTTCGGGTGACACGTCAACTTGTAGATTGATCCATTCGTATTGAGGATTAGATTGAATCATTTCTAGTATCACCGGAAACGGCACACTCTTGTGTTGATGTATCCAAGAATCTTTGCGCCCACTCCAACTCACACCCACCCGCATGCGTTTTTTAGGACCTAGTCTATCTTGCCATGCTTTTGTCAATGCCGGAGTAGCAGTAAGATAGTTTTGCATTCGTGGCAAGTTATCTAATGTGATGCCCAATATACCAGGAACACTCATGATAGGAACCCAGTAATCAAACTCGCCCATGTCTTCGTTGTATCTACCCACATGTTCTATAATGTTGCTCTGACTCAGCAACGGGATCAATCCGTCGGTGACTTGTAATTTGATTCGAGCACCCATGGCATGCAAGTTAAAAATAAATCTTGAAAACTGAACACAGTCTCCGTGACCTTGCTCGCCCACCACAAGAATAGTTTTGTCTCGAATATCTTCACCACGCCAGCGTGGCTGTGAGAATTTTGGTTCAGTACCTTGCAAGTGCTCAAATTGCCAACGAGTTTCGTATTGCGCCCACCCGCGTTGATAGTCACCCGTCAGCAGGTATGCCACTGCTAAATTAAACTGTGCAGTAATGTTAGAAGGATCCAATAGAATAGAATGTTGTAAAAATGGTATAGCACGTTTGGGATAACCCAACTCACGCATGACGTTGCCATAGTTACAAAATGCCGCGGCATTATCGGGGTCGTCAACTAAAACCTGTGCATAACATTTTAGTGATTTTTCAGGTTCGTGATTGGCACGATGTTGATTGCCTTGTTCGATTAAATCTATTTGTTGTTGGTTCATAGGGATATTTACGCTGTGGTGACATTCTATTTTACATTTTCGCTAAATACTTGTCAACACAATACGGTGTTTTATGCAGGTTTCCCCTGCGTAGTGCCTGGAACGCACATTGGGCTTCTATAAGGAGAAATCAAATGGGAAGAGCTCTTAAAATACAAAAAACAAACATTGGTTCTGGAACCACTGTTTCTGGATCTGATCCAGTGGTTACCTCATACAACCAAAACGTCTTGACAGACGCTGGTTTTCCTAACTTTGGATCGTTAACAGATCCAGTTTACAACACACCAGTTCAAACACTAGATAGCACTCAGTTCTTGGGTGTGGTTGGTGGCTCACCTGCTACCAGCACTGCCAGCGCAACATTTCCAGAAATTGCCGCAAAAGTAAACATTACCCTGGCAGACGGTACTGCCACATATGCTCTTGCTAGTCAATATACAGGTCGTATTATCCGCCAAAAAGGTTCACACAAGTTTCTGGTTGCATACACATACGCAACCACTGCTGATGAAGACATGATCATTGGTCAAGCCTATCAAATTGCCGTTCTTGGAACAACAAATTGGCAAGCATGTGGTGCACCAAACGGCGCCGCAGTTGGCGACGTATTTACTGTTACTGCTATCGGTTCTGGATCAGGCACAGCATACCCAGTCGGTCAGTGTGTGTTGTCTAACACCGCCACTCCGGCATCTGGTTACATGAGCATTGCTTACTCGGTGGGCGACTCGAGCGCAGTATATGCTAGTTACATTACTAACAAGTGGGTACGTGACTGGAACGGTATGACAACTGCCAGCTATGCTAACGCTAATCTTGGCACAAACGTACAATCTAGTGAAAACTTCTACGTAACAAACTTCTTTACTGATGAAGGTAATGTCACATGGTCTGGTGCAGAAGTTATTTCTAGTGCTCAAGCACAAAACGGTACATTGCAATTGGCACAGATTGCCAGCGTTACAAGTTAATTTGTAACCCCCAACAATCCTCCTGGCTATATACTGGGAGGATTTTTTTATGGCCGCAGCATTTGTGTTAGGTAACGGCATAAGCCGACAAGCAGTAGATTTAACAACGTTGAAAACACTAGGAATCACCTATGGGTGCAATGCTATCTATCGTGAGTTTGTGCCCGATGTGTTGATCAGCACAGACACCCCCATAAGTGAAAGAATTCAGCACGAAGGCTATAGCCAGAAAAACACTTATTACACACGCAAGCCATTGCCAGACTCTGGCGCAAGACGAATAGCACAAAAATACTTTGGCTACAGTTCTGGACCTGTAGCGGTATCACAAGCCGCAATTGATGGGGCAACGGCTATATATCTAATAGGATTTGACCTAGGTCCTACACGCACCGGCAGATTTAATAACTGCTATGCTGACACAGAGTTCTACAAAAAAAGTTCTGCCAATCCCACTTTTACTGGCAACTGGGTCAGACAGTTACAAACCATAATGAAAGACCATCCCAAGACTAGTTTCTTTAGAGTAGTGGGAGATACCACTGCAGAGGTACGTGAATTGTTAGGGGTAGCCAATCTAGCACACATGCAAATGGCAGATTTTCAAAATCGTCTAGTAAACAAAGAAATATAGCCAAAAACTTAGACTGTGGGGTTTAGGTAAATACCCCAGAGGATATGGTTTACCTATGACACAACAGATAATAGATGTAGGGGCAAATGCCAACGATGGCACAGGTGAGCCCTTACGCGAAGCATTTACCGCAGTAAATGACAATTTTACGCAGATCTGGACTGCCGGTCCGGTTGGCAGTCAAGTAAAAATCTCTGGCAACATAGTTACTACCACAGTTACTAATCTAGGGCTAACTCTGGCCGGCAACGGTATTGGCAACATACAAGCCAATAGTACCATTGTTCCTGGCACATCAGGTGTTTACGATCTTGGCGCCCCGGACAGAACATTTCAATATATCTATGGTGATTACCTAGTTGGTAACGGTGCATTAATCACTGGAATTGTGGCTAATACCACGTATAACAATGCCAATGTAGCAGCCTTCTTGCCCACATATACTGGTAATCTTGTTAGCTTAACTGGCCCAGTTATAACCACAGCCAACGTTGTGGCTGGTAATGTCATTACCGGCGGCTTCTTGGGAGTGACTGGCAATATCACAAGTGTGGCCAACATTACCGGCAACAACTTAATCAGTTCAGGCCGCATTTCTGCTGTTGGCAACATAACCACCACCGCCAATGTTGCTGGTAATTATTTTATTGGCAATGGTGCTTTCTTAACAGGCATAACCGCAACCAATATTGCAGCCGCGGCGCTGACTGGAACCACACTCAGTTCCAATGTATTATACTCAAGTCTGCAAGTTGTAGATGATCTACTGTATCTAGATGTGGTTGGTAATGTAACAACTCAGGGTAGATTTATTGGATCTGGTGCAGGGTTAACAAATATACCAGCAGCCAATGTTACTGGACAAGTTGCCAACGCCGCCATAGCAGGCACAGTGTATACCAATGCACAACCAAACATTACTTCAGTTGGTACACTGACTTCGTTGACTGCAACTGGTAATATCACTGGCAATTACTTTATTGGTAACGGTGCATTACTAACTGGTATATCAACTTCGGGTGTGAATGCCAATGCTTTGGTGGGAACCACACTCAGTTCAAATGTATTATACTCAAGTCTGCAAGTAGTAGATGATCTACTGTATTTGGATGTGGTTGGTAATGTAACTACTCAAGGCAGATTTATCGGTTCGGGTGCCGGCTTAACCAACCTACTGGGTGCTAATATAGTAGGGTCGGTGGCCAATGCCACCTATGCTAACATAGCAGGTACAGCATATTCGGTCGCAGGAGCCAATGTCACAGGTACTGTGGCCAATGCTACCTACGCTACTATCGCTGGTAGTGCCACCAGTGCTAATACCGCCAATACTGCCACATATGCCAATACGGCAAATGCTGTGGCTGGTGCAAATGTATCTGGCACCGTGGCCAATGCCACTTATGCTACTACCGCTGGTAGTGCTACCACAGCAACAACTGCCACTACCGCAGGTACAGTAACTACTGCCGCACAACCTAATATAACTTCAGTTGGTACCTTGACATCGGTTGCGGTGTCAGGCAATACCACCGCAGGAAATATACTAACTGGCGGTAAAATCAGTGCCGTTGGAAACATAACTGGCAATTACTTTATTGGTAACGGCGCATTACTAACAGGGGTGTCTGCAACAAATGTCAATGCCAACGCATTGATTGGTGATGTACTAAGTTCTAATGTATTGTATTCAAGTTTAAAAGTTGTAGATGATTTATTATACTTAGACGTTGTTGGTAATATCACTACCACTGGGCGGTTTATTGGATCAGGTGCCGGTCTAACCAATATACCAGGCGGAAATATCACAGGCTCTGTGGCCAATGCCACCTATGCCGTAACCGCTGGCACCGCAACCACAGCCACCTACGCTAATACAGCAAACACCGTAGCAGGTGCCAATGTCACGGGTACCGTGGCCAATGCTACCTACGCTGTTACCGCTGGATCGGCAACCACAGCAGGCACAGTGACCACGGCGGCACAACCCAACATTACCTCAGTTGGCACCTTAACTTCAGTTACTGTCACTGGCAATGCCACCGGTGGCAACTTATTAACTGCTGGAGTGGTGAGTGCTACTGGCAACATTACAACCACAAATTACTTTATTGGTAATGGTCGTCAACTGACTGGAATACAAGCAAGCGAAGTTGGCGTACTGGCAAATCTAAGCGTGACTGGTAATACTCAAACTGGGAATTTACTCACTGGTGGTACAATAAGTGCAGTTGGTAACATTAGGACCACTGGCAATGTCACAGGCAATTACTTCATTGGTAACGGCTCGCAACTGACAGGTATTATAGCAAGTGCTGGCGCCGCAATCACAAACGGCAACAGCAACGTCACAGTCAATGCAAACGGTAATGTCACAGTTGGTGTAACTGGAACTAGTAATGTTGCGGTTTTTGCCCCTACTGGTGCCTACATTACTGGACAAGTAAGTGCCACTGGCAACATTGCCGGCAACTATTTGCTGGGCAATGGTGCTCTAATTACTGGCTTACCAGCAGGATACTCAAATACCGATGTGGCCAATTACTTGCCAACATATTCTGGCAACCTGGTCAGCTTAACTGGCCCTGTAACAACAACTTCGAATGTAACTGGTGGCAATGTTATAACAGGCGGATTGATAAGTGCTGTAGGCAATGTAAGTGGTAACTATATTCTCGGTAATGGTGCGCTGTTGACCGGCGTTATCACAAGCGTTGCCAATATTAATAATGGCACAAGTAATGTTACCGTTGTGAGTTCGGGTGGCAACATCACTGTTGGAGTCGGAGGAACAGCAAATGTTGCTGTGTTTGCCACAACTGGAGAATACATCACTGGCGTATTGAGTGCAAGTGGCAATGTTACCGGCGGCAACGTTTTAACTGCTGGTCTTATATCAGCCACATCGACTATTACCAGTGCTGCCAACATAATTGGTGGTAATGTATTAACTGGTGGGCTAATATCAGCAATAGGCAACATCCAAGGCAATGTGTTCATTGGCAATGGTGCTGGGTTAACAAGTTTAACTGGTGCCAACGTAACAGGCACCGTGGCCAATGCTACCTATGCTGATTCAGCAGGAACAGTAACAAACAATGCACAAGCCAATATTACAAGTGTTGGCATATTAACAAGTTTAAGTGTTAGCGGCAATACCACAACTGGTAATTTACTTAGCGGTGGCCTAATCAGTGCTACTTCAACCATTACTTCGGCAGCCAATATTACTGGTGGCAACTTAATTACCGCCGGACTAATCACAGCAACTGGCAATGCAACTGTTGGTAATTTACAAACCGCAGGTTTAATCACAGCAACTGGTAATATTATCAGCGGCAACTTACTAACTGGTGGATTAATCAGTGCTACATCAACAATCACCAGTGCGGCAAATATTACTGGTGGCAATGTCCTAACAGGTGGATTGATATCTGCAACCGGTACTATCACTAGTGCCGCTAACATAACTGGTGGCAATGTCCTAACAGGTGGATTGATTTCGGCAACTGGCAATATCACTGGCGGCAATATTAACACCAATAGTATAGTTGGCGTCTCATTGACAATTGCTACCAATGGTGATTTGACGTTAAACTCCGTTGGAAATATTCTGGTCAGCAATAAAATTATTAGAAATCTTGCTGACCCGGTGCAAGACCAAGATGCCGCAACCAAAGCCTATGTTGACAATGTGGCGCAAGGACTTGATCCCAAAGCATCCGTTTCTTTGGCCACAGCCACCACACTACCTGCTTATACCTACAACAACGGAACTGCCGGAGTTGGTGCAACCATAACTGGATCTGCCTCAGGCTTATTAACTATTGATGGAACCTCACCCACAGTTGGTGATCGAGTGTTGATCAAGAATGAAACTGGTGGTAATGCTCCATACAACGGTATCTATACAGTCACCGCCAACGATGCAGGATCCTCATACGTATTGACTCGTTCTGCCGACATGAATCAGGCTGCCGAAGTACCTGGAGCATTTGTTTTTGTTGAGTTGGGCTCAGTCAATGCCGATTCTGGATATGTGTGTACTACAAATGCGCCGGTGGTAATTGGCACAACCGCTATTGTTTGGACACAATTCTCCAGTGCCGGCAGTTATACTGCCAACAACAGTGCTGGCCTAAGCCTTGTGGGATCGCAATTCAATGCCTTGGTGGACAACAACACCACAGCGTTTGATGGATCAGGCAATATTATTGTCAAGGCCAGTGCCAATCTCACAACGCCAAATATTGGCGCGGCAACTGGTACAAGTGTAAGTTTAACTGCTAATGTAACCGGTGGAAATTTGCTGACAGGTGGTGTTATCAGTGCCACAGCCAACATAACCGGTGGCAACATATTAACAGCCGGAATAGTTTCAGCAACTGGTAATATTTCTGGTAATTATTTCCTTGGCAATGGTTCTGCTCTAACTGGTGTTATTGCCGCCGGTGGTCAAGGTAACACAATAACACTGGGTACACCAACAGATGGTAATCTTGTACAAAACGTGGCCTACCCAGGTTGGACCACAGCAACTTTTGTCACAGATGGCCTAGATGACTTGAATCAAGTGGCACTGAACATAGCCAACAGTACCTATGTGGGCAACGCTTATATCACTGCCAACGTGAGTTCAGGACCAAGTCCATTGAGTGTGGCACTAACAGGCCGTTACGTCGGTAACCCCAACGCTTACTTGTGGCAATTTGGTGATGGTACTGCCAATGCAACCACAGCCAACGCTGTACACACATTCAGCAATGTATCTGGTGGTACATTCACAGTGACCTACACCGCATACAACACCAATGGAACCTACAATGGAAATGTGGCCAATGGAGCCAAAGGATCAACCAGCACAGCGTCTACCACAATAACATTGTATACGCCTACTCCAATACCATCGTTCACTGCCAACCGAACAACGTTGGACACCCCTGGCGGTGTGCTGATAACCAACAGCAGTTTGTACGCAGAAACTTACTCAATCAACTGGGGTGATGGCACCATTGTGATTCCAGCCAACAACTGGACCACAGCAAGTCATACATTTACCAATGCTACGGCCAACACTGATGTGTTGTACGGAGTTAACCTAACAGGTAACAGTGCCAATGCAGGTGCCACTCCGGTGAGTGTGACATCATCCAACACCAATGTCAAAGTTTACTCATCACAGGCCAGCAATGTGTTTGTCACTGCCAACCGAGCCAATGTGATCAATGGATCAGGTGTGATAAGTTTTAGAAACGATTCAAACGGTGCGCCAGGTAACACAGCAAGTTTTGGTGCACAACAGTATTATTATCTAAACTACGGTGACGGCAATGTCAGCAACGTGGTTGTTGCATCTGGTACTGCTGGCAACCCTGGCGCTGCCAACGTTACCAATACCTTTGCGTTGAGTGCGGCCAATCAATCAGGCAACATCTATCAACAGTTCACTGCAAACTTGTCCTTGTACACCGGTTATAGTACCAGCCCATTCAAGAGTGGCAACATCACAATCACAATTGAACCACAGACTCGTGCCAACTTTGTTGGAACCACTGCCAACGTCACTACCAATGCCACTGCCAATACAGGCAACGCTAGAGTTGGCTATCTCTACACTGACTACAACGGTGCCAATCGGTCTACTTTTACATTCCAGAACACCAGCGAGAACAGCAATATTGCCAACTGGACCTGGGGCGACGCCACATTCAGCAACGGCGTAAGCAACGTGGGCAACACACTGCACACCTATACCGGTACTGGCGCCTTTACTGTGTCACTACAGGCCAACGGAACACCCAATGGCATAACCAGTACAGCACAGAGTAATACTTTGAGTACTACAGGTTATATCTTTATTGCCGCTAACCCTACTGCACCCACTGCACTGAGCGGCTTTGCCAATTTGACCATTGCCAATGCCAGCCAGGGCACAAGTCCATTGTTGGCAGCCGGTGCCGCTGACGCATCAGGTGGAAACATTCCGGCCAACGGCACAAGTGTCACACGTTTTGCAACAACAGCAACTATCACAACCAGTGCCAACGTACAAAATGCCAACACAGCGGTAACAGGAACACTGACTGCGTATGTAAATAATACGGCCGCTGGCAATGTGTCATTTAGCAATGTAAGTAACACTGTTGGAACATCGGGCGCTTTGGTTGTGTCGGCCGACCAAGACTTGCACGTGGCCAATGCCGCAGTACCCAGTTACTTCTACAAAGTGTTCAGCGCCAACGTAAGTTGTACATTGAGCAGTTTGAGCACAGGCTATAACAATTACAAAATGGTACACTCAGTATCAGGCAACACCAACTATGTGGGCTTTGTCAAAGACAATTTGAACACAGCACCCAGCCTAGTTACTAGTAACGTGTTGATGGTCGAGTCCACAGCAGGAACCTACAGATACATTTCAGGAATTCCTTACTACAACACAGGCTCACCTGCAATCACAATTGCCAATCTAGAGGTCAGCAATCTAGCAGGTCAAACTTATACCAGTGCTACGCCTTTTACATTGGCCAGTGGTACGGTATACGAAGGTTCGGGTGCAGTGTTATCGGCAACTCAGACCAAGACTCTGGCACAACTTGACAATGCAGGCAACAGTATGTTGACCGGTAGCAACGTCAAGGCCAACATTGGCGTCAGTGCAAACTACACTTTTGGTAATTTGACCGGCAACATTACCGGTGCAAACAACAGCGTGAGCACCTTGCAGGCCAACGTACTCAACGTGATTGGAACTGGTACCACCGTACAATTGCCAACCAAGATACAGATGTATGCTGGCGCAAACTCTGGGGTGAACGAGCAGTCAATCACTTGCACACCTACTGCCAACACACAAGCGGCCATACGTATTGTGATGAGCACAGCAGGCAACACTCCAGTGTTTTCTGACTCAACTAATTATTACACAGCCAACGCTTGGTCTGGAGCACAAACCATTGCCGGCACACCAGAGGCTGTGGTGCGGTATGGTGTACTCACGCAATATGCTGTTGACTTGAGCACAGGATACTTGCCAGTAGGACCAAACTTGTCAATCACTGGCGGCCGTACAAGCACACAGTATTTTACTTTTGCATTTGCAAGACCAAGCCTGGCCAACTTTGACATTAGATTGACCACAACCACAGGTGTTGCAGGAGTTTGGGTAGCGGCACCGGGCACAACAATAGACAAGAGTGGATTCTCATCGCCCACTCCGGGATTCCCAGGACCTACCAGTACCATCAACGGATGGCTGGAAACATACACACAGTATGCTGGATCAGGAGTTCCGGGTGCTGCCAGTGGTACTGGTGGCAATGGCTCAAACGGTTGTGCCTTGACCGGCGCGGATGTGATACCGTTAAATACAGCAATTGCCAACGTAGGATACACAATGACTCTGGGATCTCAAAATGCCGCTAACAGTACTGGCAACAACATTTTAATTAGAATTGCATTGGCAAGTGGCCAATCTATCACAGCCTTGTCAATAGGAGTAGCCGCTTAATGGCCGCCTCGTTTAACGAATCACAAAAGATTGACTACCTTTGGAAAAAGGTCGGCTACGGTGTAACCAAAACAGCCGAGCCTGCTTCCAAAGAAGCCTTCAACGAAAGCATTGCCAGTCCACTGCTGTATCGTGGTGACCTTATTTGGACACAAAGTGGAGACATACCTGCTTCACCTCCGGCCAATACCACATCACTGGTACAGGTGTACAAAGATGGCGGTGGCGCTGGATACAGTCCCACAGTGCAATGCACCGAAGATCTAACAGCACCTGACAATCAAACCTGGAAAACAAACCTAACCAATTGGATTCCCACACAGTTTGGCGACAACTACCTGGTACAGGTGTATGCTGGTGCTCCAGGATTAAGTAACCCTCAAACAACAGGTACCAAGTTGTTTGGTGCCGGTTCCGGTAGCGATGACACCTGGTTCTTTGACTACCAGTCTGGCGTACTAAACTTCAATGGCGCAACTATACCAACTGCTATTGGTACCGGAACAGCCAACACAATTTATGTTGTTGGCTACAGATATGTTGGTGAGTTTGGGGTAGACACAACATTCATCAGCAACGGCACTAGTAATGTAAACATTGCCACTGCCAATGGCAATATTACCATGGGGGTTAATGGCACCAGCAATGTTGCTGTAATTTCTAATACAGGTGCATACGTTTCGGGAGTGGTTTCGGCAAGCGGTAATGTTACTAGTGGTAATGTATTAACTGGTGGCCTGATCAGTTCAACTGGGGCAATTACTTCGGTTGCCAACGTCAATGCTAACAATGTGATTGCTACTACTATTGTTAATGCGCCAAGTTTAACAGGTACCATTGCGTCATTGAGTGGTAACGTCACAGGCGGTAATGTATTAACTGGCGGCTTGATATCTGCCACTTCGACTATTACATCAGCGGCCAACATCACAGGTGGTAACATTTTAACAGGTGGGCTGATATCTGCTACTGGCACAGTCACTGGATCAAGTTTCTTGGGTGCTGTGGTGAGTGTAACAGCCAATGTCACAGGTGGTAATGTATTAACTGGTGGATTAGTATCAGCCACTGGCAACATAACTGGTGGCAACATACTAACAGTCGGTAAAATTTCTACATCGGGCAACATCACTGGCGGTAATATACTTTCAAACAATTACTATTATGCCAATGGCACTCCGGTTCCTCCAGGAATAATATACACAGCCAATACAGCACCTCCCACAAGCCCAGCACCCAAAGTAACTGATCAATGGTACGATACCGTGAATGATGTATTGTATCAATATCTTGATGATGGTACCAGTGACTATTGGGTAGATACCACCAGCCCTGCCTTTGCCGGGGGAGTGGTAGCCAACGTGGCAATTTCTGGCACACTGATACCAATAGCCAACGTTACCTATGACATTGGTACCAGCAGTGTGTATTTTCGCAACACTTACACACAAAATCTCTACATCAACAACAGATTACCAGCATACAACATGCCCTTGGGTGCCGTGGTACAAACGGTGATGAGTTCAAGCCTGGGCGGCAGTGTAACAAACAGTGGATCCTATGTTGATGTCACTTATGCAAACGTAACTATTACTCCTTCAAGCGCAACCAGCAAAGTGCTGATTTTGGCCACTGGTACCAGTGAGTTTAGTGCATTGGCAGGAGCAAACGTCACTGCTGATACACAATTGATTAGATCACCCAGTACTAGTTTGCAAGTGCAAACAGTTGGTACAACAGTATCAACTGGTGGTATTGGTGCATCAGGTGCTATATCTTACAGTTATCTAGATGCACCGGGAACAACAGGTGCGGTAACTTATAAATTACAGCAACGAGTATCCAATACCAGTAGCACACTGACCAGCACAAATATCTGGTTGATAGCCCAGGAGATTGCCGCATCATGATAACCGTATTTCATGCTATTCAAAGTTTGGTACCTGACGCAGAAGTCAGCGTGAGCATGTATGATCAGACCATAACCTGGCACCGGCCTGCGACTGCTCCAGTCACTGCGGAACAAATATATCAAGAACAACAGCGTTTGCAACAGGCCTATGACTGGGCGGAATATCAAAGAAATCGTGCTAGAGAGTACCCAACTATACAAGAACAACTGGATGCCTTGTACCATGCTGGGGTGTTTCCCGCAGAAATGGCTGCTAGAATACGTGCAGTAAAAACAAAATATCCACGTTATTCGCCAGACCATGAAC